GGCAGCGGTTGCTGGTGGTATTGCGAATGTTAAGAAAATTATATCGACTAAAACCCCAGGTGGTAAAGGTGGTGGAGGAGCACCTCCTACTGCAATACCATTTAGAGGTGGTGGTGTAGTTGGTCAAACGGCAGACACACAACCTGATTTAAACTTTAACACACAACAAGCAACGAGTGATATCACTGACGTTCAACCTGTTCGTGCATTTGTAGTTTCAAATGATGTGAGTAATCAACAACAATTGGATAGACAAGCACAGTCTCGTTCTACCCTATAAATAAAGAATAATACAAACATAATATATTATTAAACACAAAGATATATGAGAATAGTCGAGTTAACAATAGATGAAGAGATTGAAATGGCAGGTGCTGACGCAATCGCACTTGTCGAGAAACCTGCCGTTGAGGAGGATTTCTTTTATTTCAGTCAAGATGATGTAGACATACTAAAAGTACTTGAGGATGAGTTGAAAGAGGACCATTCAGAGTGTATACATCCAACTGAAGAAGAACAAGAAGTAGTTTTTGATTTAATTGATACTTTAGGTGAACACCCAAATGATTTAGAAAAGGACGGGTGGATTATCGTAAAGATATCAGAGGCTAAATCAATGAAAGAAGAGTTTAGTATCACTTCAAACCCAAACGAGGTTTCCATGCAAGATGATATTAGTGAAAGAACACGTTATAAGTATGTTGGACCACCTGCACAGAGAAATTTCTGTAAGAAGATGATGTCCGCAAATAAGGTATATAGATACGAAGATATTCAGTTAATGAGTAGTAGTCGTACTAATAGTGAGTTTGATGAAACATACGATATCCTTAAGTGGAGAGGTTTATATAATTGTGTACACAAGTGGGTTAAGATTACATATCGTAAGGATGGTAAAATATTAAACAAAGGTAATATCCGTAGAGGTGTTGTAGAGACACAAGAAGGACAATTATACGATACAAGGACTGACAGTACTAAAGAGGGTGGTAAACACTCCTCACCAAGAGTTGGTGGGTTTAGTAGTGAGAAGACTGAAGAGTTATCTTTCCTTGAGATGAGTATTGATGAGGAACAAAGATTAATCACTGGTCCCGCAGCAATACCAAACAAATTTATAGTAAGGGCACCTCAAGTTGGAATATCCAATGAGCCATATTATGTATTCTTTAGTGAGGAGACAATTAAACAAATCGCTAATAAATATATGAGGAACAAATATACTGACAGTACAAACATCGAACATACCCCTGTAAATCTTAAAGGAGTTTATGTGACTGAAAGTTGGATTATCTCCAACCCTAAATCAGATAAATCCAATGAGTTTGGAGCCGAATATCCTAAAGGAACATGGATGGTAACAATGAAGGTAGAGAACGATGAAGTTTGGAAGAATATTAAGAAAAGAAAATTAAAAGGCTTCAGTATTGAAGGTTACTTCACTGAAACCCTTTTTTTTAACAAGGAGGATGAGCAATTAGCTCGAATAAACCAAATAATTAAATCAATTAAATAATGATTAAAAGTAAACAAGCACTAGAACGTATCAAAGCGGTATTAGGTTTAACGTCTTTTAATTTTTCTACATACAAAAACGCTGATGGTGTTGAGTTTGTTATTGAAGGGGATATGGAGTTAGATAAAGAAATTTATGTATCAACACCTGAAGGTAATTTACCAGCTCCAGATGGGGAGTTTGAGTTTGTCGATGGTACGAAAGTATCTATCGAAGAGGGTAAAATCTCAAAAATCTCATACGCAGATGTTGCAGAAGAAGAAGAAGAAATAGTTAAAGATGAAACGGTTGAAGTGGAAGCAAGTGAAGAAGATAAGGAAAATAAGACAGACGACGAAGTTAAGTTAGCTGAGGCAACACTAGTAGATGGTGTAATAGTTTCAAATGATGAAGATAAGTTTGAAGTTGGACAAGAGTTATTCGTTACCACTGAGGACGGACGTACAATCGCACCTGATGGTGAACACGAAACTACTGATGGTAAAATCGTAGTAGTAATCGAAGGTAAAATTTCGGAGATTAAAGAGGTTGAGGAAGAAGTAAAAGAAGAAGAAGAAGTAAAAGAGGAAGAAGCTACCATTGATATGGGAGAGGTTGTTTCAACATTTACTGAGGCTTTAGAGATGTTAAAAAAAGAGATAGATACTCTTAAAATTTCTAATGAAAACTTATCAGCGAAGTTTAGTAAATTTTCAAATGAGCCAGCTGGTGAAAAAGTGTATAACAACAGGGCTTTTAAGGCTGATGTGAAAGCACATAAAAACGACAAACTTGCGATGCTAAGAAGTATCCGTTCGTCTAAATAATAAATTAATAATTAAAAACAAATAAGATGAAAAAACATAATTTTTCTTTTGATTTAAATGGATTAACTACTTATACTGACGAAGTTGGTGGTGAGTTAATCGCAAAGGCAGTTTTAAAAGGTAAAACGGCAGAATACGTAAAGGTTGCACCTGGTATTAAAGGTACGCAATCATTAAACCTATTGGATAGTACTTTAGGTGTACAAGATGGAGCTTGTGGATGGTCAGCATCAGGAACAACTTCTTTTGTACAAAGAGATATCACTGTATGTGATTATAAAGTAAACGAGGCATTATGTCCGTCAGCATTGAACGACTACTGGGTTGGACAACAATTAAACGCTGGCTCATATAATGAGACTATTCCTTTTGAAGAGCAAATTGGTGATTTAAAAGTATCTCAAATTTCTAAATTTATTGAGGATAAAGTATGGGGAGCTTCAGTAGGAGCAGGAGATTGTTTCGAAGGTTTCAAATCTTTAATTTCAGATAGTACTGCAGGTGTTGTAACTGCAACGGGCTCAGTAGCTTTAACTACTGCTAATGCATTAGAACAAGTTGATTTATTAATCTCTTTCCAATCGGAAGATGTATTAGATAGAGAAGACAATATTGTTTTCATGTCTAACGCTAACTACAGAAAATACGTAGCAGGTTTAAGAGCAGCTAATTACTTTCACTATTCTCCTGAGGAGGCTGGTAAAGAAATGATTACTTATCACCCAGCAACTAACATCGTTGTTGCACCAGCAGGTGGTCTTTCAGGTAGTAACCAATTAACTTTAGGACCAGCAGGTTATATGGTTATCGGTACTGATTTAATGTCAGACAGTGATAGTATGAGAATATTCTATTCTGAAGATAATGACGAGATTAGAGTAAGAGCTAATTGGAAAGTAGGAGCACAAATTGCGTTCCCAACTGCATTCGTTACAAACGGTATAGCATAGTAATTAAAGGGGTGGTTTAAGTATCACCCCTTAATAAATAAATTTAAAATTAAAAATAAGAACATATGAGTTGTGATATTACATCAGGCTTTCAGTTAGGTTGTAGAGACAATGCTGGTGGGATTAAAAAAGTTTTTATCTTAGGGGATACAGGTAACGATATTACAGGTATAACTTATGCAGGTACATTAGGTGAGATTGATAGTCTTACAGGTACTGGTACTTTTTATTCTTTCGAGTTAGTTAAACAAACTTCATCTTATACTGAAGCAATTACTGCGGACGACGCAGCAGGAACGGTTTTTTACCAATCAGATTTAGTTTTAGTCTTTCACAAGATTGAACAAGAAAAAAGAAACCAAATTAAATTATTAGCCCAAAGCCCAAAGTTATTTGTGGTTATTGAGGATAATAATGGAAACCAATTTTTATTGGGTGAGAGTAACGGATTAACGTTATCAGCAGGTACGGCAGCTTCTGGAGTTGCATTTGGTGAGAGAAACGGTTATGAAATTACATTAACAGGTTTTGAGCCTTCACCATCTAATGAGTTAGACGGTGATTTGTCAACTATTACCTTAACAGGTATTACAGTGGCATAATTTATATTTAAGGAAGGAGGGGGTATATTTGCCCCCTCTAACTTAATAAAACCAATATCAATATGAGTATTAGACTAAACAATTTAGGACAAGCAAAAACAATTACTTGGGGTGTTTTAGGTAAAAGAAAAACATACAAGAACGAAGTATTTAAGGCGATGGAAGAGATGGAAAAAACTGAGAAGTTTGATTTCCAATCTAAGTTACTTCCATGGAGTGGGATGAAGAAAGGTAGATTAACGGTTATGATGCCATTAAAGAGTACCTCACCAACACCTCCACCACCTGAAACTGCTATTTGGAACGAAACAACGACACTTTGGAATAGTACGACAGATACTTGGAATACAATATAAATTATAAAAAATTATAAAAAATTATGGCAAGTTTAACAGGACAACCAATACAAAACTCTTATCTAGGGTTAATAAAGACAGAAAACAATGGTCCAATTGCGACCACGGAAACGAATATGACGGATGGTGATGGTAATCAGACGGGATTATTCTTACAACATCAATATGGTATCGCAGGATACAAAGGAGTTAGTATATTTCCACAATGGGCGATACAGAACAGTGGGTTTGACGTAAATGCATCTCCAATGGGTGCTGGTGGTAATACCACACTTTCTTTTGTAGATACAAATCTATTTAAAACTTATAGTATTGCTCAGAACAGGTTTGGTGGTGTTACATATTACAATCAAGTACAAGGACAATCACATATCTTTACGGGTAATAATGGTCTTTCACCTATTAGGATGGATGCATATAACTCTGATAACAACTCAAATAATTGGTATGAAGGTTATAATCGTTCTATTACAGGAGCGTCAGTAAGTGGTCAGGATTTAACTTTAAATGCACAAGACGGTAATAACATTACAGTAACCCTTCCTTCTTCAGGTGGAGGTGGTGGTGGTACTCGTTATAAACATCGTACTGACCAATTTTTAACTTGGGGACAATGGGATAGTGGTAATGGTGGTAACTTCACCTTCTTCAATAATACAACATTATTCTTCCCTATTAGATTATCGGCAGGTACTTTATCAAGTATTGCGATTGTAAATCACAGTACTTTATCTGCTACGTCTGATGCGGTAAACTTATCAGTATGGTCGGCAGGGGCAACCTCATCTAATCAAAGAGCAGGTTATGGTGGTCCAAGTAAGTTAGTAGTTAATGCAGGATACGTAGACACTAGTACTACGACTGGGTTACATGAAATTACAGGTTTAAATGCTGACGTTGCTGAAGGATTATATTACTTAGCAATCGGACACAATGGAAGTTGGGACACTTCATTTAAAGTTAATAATGTTACTGCTAACGATAGAGCGTCTTTAGGTTATGTTATAGATGATGCATCAGCTTTAAACGTAACAACAACTCAGTTTGAAGCGTTTTACGATGGTTTTAGTAATAGTCAATTGGCCGTGGATGCATATCCTGCAACATATACAGGTGGATTATCTGTAACATCTGCGAAATGTGCGGTGTTAGTTAAATATTCAGCATAAATAGAAAATATTAAAATAATTAATTATGAGTAACGTAAGAAAAATATATCAGAAGAACGATAGTGGTGAGATGGTAGTTATAGATACTATTGAAATGGTGGTAACTGAAACGACTACGATAGATATGAGTGAGCCATCGGCACAACTATCACTATCACAAATGCATTCAGGGTTAGATTACCCTGGTCAACCTAAAACGGGACAAGGTGAGTAACTTAATCGGACACCATAAAGTTAGAGATACAGAGGGTAAGACAATAGTCGATGAGGCTATTGTTTTTACCTCGTCTGTTAACATAGATACCGATATCCATGCTAATAGTAAGGATGAATATAAAACTCTCTTAAAACGAACATATGATACTAATAAAACAGGGACAGATAAATAAGTTAGTTGTTACGTGTACTCAAACACAGAGTGCATCTACACCTAAATTTTATTTGTTTTCATTCGAACATATTATTACCAAAAACAAGGTAAGGTTTTATGCTCGTCAATTACTTACGAATGATAGGTATGATGAGTTTGAAATTAATGAGATAACCTCAACTGCAAATAACGAGGATTTATTTGATGGGTTTGTTAAATTTGATAACACTGGTCAGTATTTTTACTCTATCTATGAGATGCCTACTGAAACACTTAACCCTAATATTGCGAGACAGAAATTAGAAGAAGGAAGAGCTAACGTTTACAACGATGTTAATCCTGTATTCTTCACTCCATATATTAGTGATAATGAGAATAATAGTAATGTAGTGTATTATTCATAACATTTATATTTAAAATTGATGAAAGAAAAACAACAACATACAGAAATTAAGAGTATTAACTTTTCAAGGGCGGAGTTACCGAAGTTTGAAGAGGTGGTTAACAAAAAGGAATGGGTATACTTTGGAGAAGATAACCTGGCACCGAAACATTTGGTTGACTACTATAATTACTCACCTACTCACCACTCGTGTATCTCGAGTAAACGTGATGGGGTAATCGGTAATAGTTTATTCAGTACCGATGAAGACCAAGATTTAAGATTAATTAGTGCAAACCCAATGGAGAGTGTTTACGACGTTTTTAAGAAATGTGCATTAGATATGGTCTTATTTGGATGTTACTCTCTTAATATCATATGGAAACAAGACAGGGAGTTAGGGATAAGTGAGTTTTACCATATAGATGTTTCAAAACTTCGTGTGGGTAAGGCAGATGAGTTAGACTACGTAAAAGATTACTTTTACTCAGGAGATTGGAGTAACTTGAGAAAGTACCCAACAAGAAAGATACCTTCTTTCAATCCATTAAATGATGAGCCATCTCAAATATACTATCACAAACCATATTCACCAAATACGTTTTATTACGCACAACCTGATTATGTTGCTGGTATTACATCGATTAACACTGAAGTTGAAATTGGAAGGTTTCACTTAAAAAACATTCAAAATAGTTTCCACCCTAGTTTATGGGTTAACTTAAATAGTGGTATTCCTTCAACGGAGGAAAGAGATAGTATTTTCAAACACTTAACTGATAGATATTCTGGTAGTGATAATGCGGGTAGACTAATGGTCTCTTTTAATGAGGATGCTGCATCACAACCTGAAATCACTCAGATTGACAACAATACAAACGATACGTTATTCGGGACATTAAACGAGATGACGGTTTCAAACATATTAACGGCCAACCGTATCACTTCAGGATTACTTTTAGGTATCAAGAATGGTGATAATGGTGGGTTAGGAAGTAACAAAGATGAGTTGTTGGTTAGTTATAATCACTTCTTAAATACGGTAGTAAAACCCATCCAACAACAATTATTGGATGGTTTTCAAAAGGTATTATTTCTTAGGGACCAAAAAACCATTGAGTTGTTTATCGAGAAGAACACAATAATCGACATAGAAGATAGAATAGATGAGTAATAACGTAATTTTAGTTTCGGAAGAGAAGGTTAAGGCCTTTTCAAGTATCAACGACAATGTAAGTGTCGAGTTACTTTTACCTTCGATAGGGATATCGCAGGACATTGGTTTACAGTCTTTATTAGGTACTAAGTTTTTAGACCATTTAAAGGACGCAGTCTCTAACAATACCCTAAGTAGTGCTGAGAGTTTGTTATTGGATGAATACATATCTGCATACCTTATTCATAGAGGTTATTGGGAAGTATTACCTGACATATTCTTTAGAATGAAGAACAAAGGGATTTCTATTGGTTTAAGTGAGAATAGCTCACCAGCATCTGTGGATGATATGAGATATCTTCGTAGTATCCAACAAAATAGATTTGAGTTTTACCAACACAGGATGTTGGATTTCATAAAAAATAATCAATCTGATTATCCAGACTATTTTAGTTGGTCAAGTACTGATGGGATGAAACCTATAAAGGCTCCGTACTTCGGAGGAA